GGCAAACTCACTGGTAAAGCAGCAGTCTATTTCACACAAGTCTTAAAAGCAGCATAATTATGGCGGCCTAGTGCCGCCTTTTACTTCTGGAGAAACGAGTGGCAAAACGTCGTAAAACTGATCTTGAGTTAGAGAAGATGACTGATGCTAATATTGCCAAAGTCATTCGCCTACTAGAGCCGCAGGACGGCAAGCCTATTACTAAAAAAGATGCTTGCCAAATGCTTGGCATGGCATATAACACTACTAGACTTGCTAGTGTTATTGAGGAATTTAAGCAAAAGCAACAGCGTATTGCCGAGCAAAAAGCCAAGCTTCGTGGTAAGCCTATCACTGACAGTGAGCGTATTAATATTATTCAAGAATACTTATCCGGCGCTACTATTGAATCTATTAGTAAAATGACTTATCGTGGCTCACATCTTATCAAGCAAGTCTTAGAAGATAACAGTGTGCCAATTCGTCAACCAGGTCACAACTACTTTACACCGCAGTTAATACCAGACGGTGCAGTGCGTGATAGATTTCAACCTGGCGAAGTTGTATACAGTGCCCGCTATGACAGTATGGCTAAAATTAAAGGCGAGAAACTTGACCCTAAACATGGGTATGTGTACTCAATGTGGCTACTCAGCGAGCGTTGGCTACAGTGGTGTTGGCAACCGGCCTATGAACTAGCCAGCTTAGAACATTTAAGAAAAATTGGAGTAGCAGTATGAGCAGTACATTTAAAGAAGGTGCAATTGGTGTAATTATATTTGTAGTAGCATTTGTAATGTTAATTGGTGGGCCCGTGGCAGCTAGCCATGCAAGTAAACAGGCTTGCATTGAATTGGGCATGCAAAATAAGTATTCGGCAACTGATATTATGCTAATCTGCGGCAAATAATGGACAGCAATATTTTATACGAACGATTGATAGAGGAAAACCTTGAAAAAGGTTTTCAGATCAAACTAGTAGTAAACGATTTTAGAGAAGTTACCTATATACAGCTACGCAAATACTTCTTAAGCTATGAGGGCGAGTGGATTCCTAGTCGTGAGGGTGTTAGTATACCGGCTAGTATAGAAAATATACATCAACTACTCTATGGATTGTTAGATATTTGCGCTAGTGCTGAAGGTGAAGAAGTAATTAAGTTTTTTCATGACAAGATAGTAAAAAAGTAACTTGAACTATAGACCCTAAACTGCTATAATATTATTTATGAATAAATTACACAAATACTTAGATCAAGCAAGCGAAGCCTATTATCAAGGCAATCCAATTATTAATGACTTAGCGTTTGATATATTAGCAGATAGTTGTGACTATAACAAAGTAGGTGCACAAGTGCATGGCCGCAAGGCTAAGCATACCTATCAAATGTATAGTTTGCAGAAGTGGTATGAGGACGAGGGTCGAGAAAGTCCACTGTTAGGTGAGCAAACCACTAGTAGCATTAAACTAGACGGTGCAGCTATTAGCTTGCTATACCTACACGGCGACTTAGCTATGGCAATCACTCGTGGTGATGGGGTTGAGGGTCAGCTCATTACAGACAAGATGTATGAATTTGGCAATTTAGTTCCGCTAAAAATAAATAGTAATCACAAAATACAAATTACTGGCGAAATAGTAGCACCAAAACATATTGAAAATGCCCGTAACTATGCTGCAGGCTCACTAAATCTCAAAGACTTGGCAGAATTTCGTACCAGAGCAATACAGTTTTTTGCCTATCAAATTAGCCCACTAGTACACAAAAGTTGGGTTGATGATATGTTGTGGCTAAAAAGCAATGGCTTCAACACGGTACTAGAACCTGATTTAGATAAAATTTATCCTACAGACGGTTTAGTAGTGCGTGTAGTAGATAATAAGCGATTCGAAGAACTTGGTCATACTAGTAAACATCCTCGTGGTGCTTATGCTGTTAAGGAACGAGCTAAACATGTAGAAACCAAGTTGTTGGGCGTTGAGTGGAATGTAGGCAAAACTGGCAAAGTAACTCCTACTGCATTGCTAGAACCTGTATATATTGGTGATGCATTAGTTAGCCGCGCAACCCTAAACAATCCAGGATTTATCGAAGCCCTAGACCTACAAATTGGCGATACTGTGGCTGTAGCTAGAGCTGGCGAAATTATTCCTTGCATACTGCACAAGGTTGATGCATAATTTTACAGCTTAGGGGTAAACAAAATTTTAGCTTGTAACACAAAACTAATTACTGTATAATAATATCTTAAGTTGATAAATGAATATGAAAATCGAAATACCAACACACTGTCCTTGTTGCAACTACAAACTAGAACTGGTTAACGATCAGTTGTTTTGTCGTAACCAGGCTTGTGATGCCCAGTTGCTTAAGCGCGTAGAGCACTTCTGCAAAACAATGGGTATAAAAGGTATGGGTACTAAAACTATTGAAAAACTAGAACTAGCAGATATTACTGAGCTATACTACTTAGATGTTGACCAACTAGCTGAACAGTTAGGCAGTCAAAAAGTAGCGGAAAAACTAATTGTAGAACTAGATCGCAGTCGCAGTGCTCCACTTAATCAAGTCTTAGCAAGTATGAGTATACCACTAGTAGGTAACACAGCTAGTCAAAAGATTTGCCAAGTAGTTAATCATATTAGTGAAATCAACTTAGAAACTTGCAAACAAGCCGGGCTAGGAGACAAAGTAACACAAAATCTCTTAGCCTGGCTAGAAACTGATTTCCCAGAAATGAAAGAATTTTTACCATTTTCATTTCGCAGTGAAACCCAAGTAGTAAATACAGATGGCAAATCTGTGTGTATTACTGGTAAATTGTCGTCTTATAAAACAAAAGCCGAAGCCTATAAACACTTAATAGATTGCGGATTCAAGATTACCGAATCTGTGACTAAAACTACGGATTACTTGGTTGACGAAGGCGATAAAAGTAGTACAAAGCGTAAAAAAGCCGAAGAACTCGGCATTAAAATCATCACAAACTTAGATAACTTTTTAAGAGAACTAAACAATGACTGAAAAAGCAAAAAAATGGTCTGAAGCTACTGTCCAACATCTTATGACCCTTGTTGGATCACAGCGTCCTGTTAGTGCTAGCACTGTTGAAAATGCAGCACACGAACTTGGAGAAGGCTTTACAGCACGCAGCGTAGCTAGCAAACTTCGTCAACTCGAAGTAGAAGTTGCAAGCATGGCCAAAGAAAAAACTAGCGCATTTACAGAAGATGAAGGTGCTGAATTAGCCGAGTTTGTTGTCAGCAATAGTGGCGAATTTACTTACAAGCAAATTGCTGAAAATTTCATGGATGGCAAGTTTACAGCAAAGCAGATTCAAGGCAAGCTGTTAGCCCTTGAGTTAACTGGCAGCGTTAAGCCTGCTGAAAAAGTAGAAGTTGCTCGTACTTATACTGATGCTGAAGAAGCTAAATTTATCCAACTTGCAGAGCGTGGCGCATTTATTGAAGATATTGCCGCTGCTCTTAACAAGAGTATTGCAAGCGTCCGTGGTAAAGCCCTTAGCCTTACTCGTAAGGGTCAAATTGCTAAGATTCCTGCACAGAAGAACAGCTATGCCAAAGAGAATAGTGATCCTGTAGCAGCTCTTGGTGCTAAGATTCATAGCATGACAGTTGCTGAGATTGCTACAGCAATTGATAAAACAGAGCGCGGTCTTAAAACTCTGTTAACCCGTCGTGGAATTAAGGTCGCTGACTATGATGGTGCTGCAAAACGCGATAAAGCAGACGGTAAAAAAGCTGCTTAATTAGCAATTAAAATAAATGGCTGGGAGTCGTAAAAAACTCCCAGCCTTTTCTACTTTAAGGCTCAGAATGAAAGTTTCAATTACTTATCACGATAATGATAGTTTTACTATTGAAGAAGTAGTAAAGCAAGCAGTACATAACTACGGTCGTGCTGCTGTTGTAGAAGTAATGCCTGAGTCTACCCTGGCCTACGATCACATATATTTTGGCCTACAACAATTGATAACACATGAACAGCTTAGCTTACTATTTGAACGTGATGCTGGTTATCAACAAGATATTAAAAGATTACGAGAAGAAATACTTTATAAAGTAACAGAAATAATAGATCAAGTAATTATAGATAATGAATCGAAAGTAGGGTAACTTTGGATACAAGTGCAGTAGTCTTACATAAACTACTAGCAGAGCAAAACCTAGAGTTATGGGCTCGATTAAAGCTAGTATTTTTAGACGCTGCGTACAGCTCTCTTTACAGTGCAATCAACAAACATTACGAAAAGTACAATCAAGTACCTTCGTTTGATGATCTAACACTTACGTTAAGGGAGGGTACAGCGTCTAAAACGTTAGCAACTCTCCGGCTAACGGAAGTTCCTGACGTTTCAGCAGAAATTGCGCTAGATGCGCTAATAGATCAATACACACAGAATGAAACAGTAAAATTACTAGATAAATTTGTAGATAAGCTACCAGTTTATGATAGTAATGAAATAAAAGAAAATTTAGCTACAATAGCTATGACCATAGAAGAAAAGACTCATACGTCGGAAAAAGTCTTTACTATGGCTGACATGATGCTGTTTAGGCATCCAGAAGAATTGGAAAAACAACGTGTTTATCTTGGACTTAATAACACTTTTGATGCTGTACTTGGTGGCGTTGCTAGGCAAGAATTTATACTCATCGGCGGTAAGCGAGGCAGCGGTAAAAGTATTACTAGTAGCAATATTTTTATTAATCAGTATGAAACTGGTTATTCAAGTATATACTTTTCAATAGAGATGACCGCATACGAGGTCATGGAACGTAATCTTAGTATACTTGCAAATGTAGATTTACAGAGACTAAAACAAAATAAACTGACAGATGATGAAGTACTAAAGGTAGTAAAAGCTAGAGCTGGTATGTTTCAGGATTCTCAAGAGACTGTTAGTGAGTTCTTGCAGCATCGCGATAGATTTAGATTTGAAGAAACACTAGTACGTAATCATAAATTAAAAGATGATAATCAGATGATTATTGTAGATGACAGAGATCTTACAATCAGTAGTATTGATTTGCATATAGGTAAGGCTAAAGCCAAATTTGGTGAAAAATTACAAGTAGTAGTTGTAGACTACTTAAATCAGATTGTTATTGAGGGCAGTGATATGTACGACTGGAAACCTCAAATTGAGGTTTCTAAGAAGTTGAAGAATTTGGCTAGAAAGTATGAAGTTGTTGTGGTAAGTCCCTATCAAATTGATGCTAGCGGTGAGGCTAGATTTGCTAAAGGTATTCTTGATGCAGCAGATATTGCGCTAGTAATGGAGGCACATGATAAGAGTACAAATGCAATTAGTTTTGAAACTACTAAGATTCGTGGTGGTAAGGAGATGAAATTTACTTGCCCAATAGACTGGGAAACACTAAGAATTAGTCCACAAAGTATAGACAGACCAGAGCAAAAAGAAACAGTTAAACGAGCAACAAAGAAACAGCAAGATTTAAAACAAGACGATACCCAAGCAGACCTACCCTGGCATACATAACCTATGACTGATCCAGTACTAGAGCTATTAAAGAAAAATAATCTCGGTTATACAGTAAGTGGCCGAGATTACCTAACAAAATGTTTGAACCCAGACCATGAAGATACTAATCCTAGCTTTCGAATCGATCGTATTAGTGGCGTTGCCCATTGCTTTAGTTGTGGGTTTAAAACTAATATCTTTAAATATTTTGGCATCTTTACTAATCCTGTGCCACTTAGGATTCTTAATCTCAAGAAGAAACTACAACAGCTCAGGGCCAATACAGAGCAAGAGCTACCGATTGGGCACACGCCCTGGACAAAACCGTTTCGTGGTATCAGTGCACAAACACTAAAACATTTTAAAGCATTCTACACAAATCAAGTAGAAAAACTTATTGATAGAATAGTATTTCCTATTGGTGATGTTACTGGCAGAACACAAGTATTTGTAGGTAGACATACCTTATCAAATGGTAATCCCAGATACTTAAACTATCCTAGTGGTGTTGAATTACCAGTATATCCCAGCTATCTAGAAGAACCACAAAAATCTATAATTCTTGTGGAAGGCATGTTTGACATGTTGAATCTATATGACAAAGGACTAAAAAATGCCGTATGTTGCTTTGGAACAAATACATTACAAAATTCTGCAAAACAAAAATTACTACCATTTAAAGCACAGGGTGTTACGCACGTATATATCTTATTTGATGGCGATGAAGCAGGTGAAAAAGCAGCAAAACAGCTTAAACCAACATTAGAACAAGATGAATTTGTAGTAGAAATAATTAAATTACCAGATGGTGTTGATCCTGGTGAATTAGATCAAATAGAAGTAACAAGTATTAAGGAATATACCACAAAATGAAAGTAGCCGTAATTGATAAAGCACCTAGCCGCACTAAATATGAGCAATACTTTAAGTTTGACTTTGAACTATTTCACATGAGTTCTCAGCCAATTACTAAATTGTTGAAAAAAGATGTAGACCTAGATATTGATACTGATCTCTATGACTTAGTGATCTTGGTAGGCGCTGAAGCGGCTAAAGAGTACGGCAAGATTACTAGCGTTACAAATTATGCTGGTCAACTTATTAGCGATAAGTTTATACCAATTAGTAATCCGGCTATGCTTGCATTTAAGCCAGAAGGTAAACCAGACTTTGAGCGTGCTGTAGACAAAATACACAAGCACATTGCTGGTGAAGCTAAGGGTACTAAAACTGGTGATTTCAAGGGTATTGATAAGGAACAAGAAGCATATGATTTCTTGCAAGAAGTCTTAGAAAACGCTCAAGGAGTAGTTGCAATTGATACGGAAACTACGGGTCTTTATCCCAGAGATGGTTATGTGCTTGGTGTTAGTATTAGCTATAAACCTAATCATGGACGTTATATTAGCTGTGATTGTTTAACAGAAGCAAGCACACTGTTATTACAACGTATTTGTAGCGAATTTACTGTAGTATTTCATAATATGAAATTTGACTACAAAATGCTCAAATACCACCTAGACTTAGAATTTGATCGTAGTAAGGTACATGACACTATGGTTATGCACTATGTCTTAGACGAAACAGATAGTCATGGATTGAAAGAATTAGCGCTAAAGTACACCGATTATGGCGATTATGACGCTAAACTGGATGAATTTAAGAAAGAATACTGTCGTCAACATGGTGTGCTCAACGAGAACTTTACCTATGATCTAATACCCTTTGATATTATCAGTGAATATGCCTCAATAGACACAGCAGTTACACTAGAGCTATTCAACAAGTTTTGGCCTATTGTGCAGAAAAATGATAAACTGCACAGTGTGTACACTAAAATCTTAATTCCTGGTACCTTATTCTTAATGGATATGGAAGAAGTTGGTATTCCTATTAGTCGTGAACGTATGCAATTGGCTGATGTATATCTTAGTGAGAAAATTCAGCAAGCTAAGGAGCACATCTATACCTTTGACGAGGTAAAACTCTTTGAAAAGAATGAAGGCAAAATCTTCAATCCTAATAGTGTTATGCAGCTTAGATCAATTCTATTTGACTATGTAGGCCTAACTCCAACTGGTAAAAAGACCTCTACAGGTGCTATTTCAACGGACGCAGAAGTCCTAGAACAATTAAGTGAGGAACATGAGCTTCCTAAAGCGATACTCCAAGTTAGAAAGCTATCAAAAATCCAGAACACGTATATACATAAAATACTTCCTGAGCTGGATCGTGATGATAGGATACGTACTAATTTTAATCTTATCTTTACCACTAGTGGTCGTCTATCTAGTAGTGGGAAGTTTAATGCACAGCAAATACCACGAGACGACCCCATTATCAAAGGTTGTATCAAAGCTCCTCAAGGATATAAAATCGTTTCGCAAGACTTAAGAACTGCTGAGATGTACTATGCCGCTGTGTTGAGCGGTGATAAGAATCTACAAAAAGTATTTACTGATGGCGGTGACTTTCACAGTTCAATAGCTAAAATGGTATTTGATCTACCTTGTGAAGTTGAGCAGGTAAAGAAACTTTACCCAGATATGCGTCAAAGTGCTAAAGCTATTTCATTCGGTATTTTGTACGGTTCAGGGGCAGACAAAGTTAGCGTAACAGTTACTAAAGCAACGGGCCAATACTATCCAGTAGAACGTGCTCGTGATGATATTAAACAATACTTTACAACATTTAAAAAACTAAAGCAGTGGCTAGACACTAGGAAAGAATTTATTCAACAAAATGGATATACTTACAGCTTTTTTGGCAGAAAAAGACGCCTACCTAACGTATTCAGCAGTGACAAAGGAATCGCAGCCCACGAAGTACGTAGTGGAATTAATTCGGAAATCCAATCCCTTGCAAGTGATGTTAACTTACTCGGAGCTATTGAAACTGCTAGAACAATTAGAGAGCGTAAACTTGACGCAAGAATCTTCATGCTTGTCCATGACTCAATCGTGGCACTTGTTAAGGACAGCGACGTAGATGAATACTGTAACATACTACGCGAATGTACACAATATAACTGGGGCTGTAATATTCCTGGATTTCCTATTGGCGTTGATCAGGACATAGGCGATGACTATAGCTTCGGCAGTTTTGAGGAAACCTATAGGGCTGGCGAGCTTAGTTTGGCCCGTGTTTAGATTGGGTGAGCGGGAGCCATACACTCACGGCAAACTAACATTCTATGCTAGTGAGTATGTGGACCAAGACGACCCTAAACCGTTTAATCGGTACAGGGTCGTAGATGATCGCGGTGTAGATAAACCTACACTAGGTTTGCGTAGATTGGTTCTCAAAGAGCAAGAAGTTAAATTATTTCCAATTGGTAGTGCAATCTACTTTTTGCAAGATGTTATTAAACTAGCAAAAAGTACAACTTGGTTTATTGATAGTGTGGGACAGGTATTTCAGCACAAAAAACTTGTACGCGCCAAACTGCAAACGCACAGGATCACCCAAGTTTTGCCTGCGTCAGGGATAGGGTGTGTTCTTGAGGTTGAGGGTCTCCCAGAAAGATTTAAAAGCCTACAAGTTCCTAAACCTTATGAACTGTGGGCAGGTATATTACGTTACAACCGATGCAACTTACTTTACGGATATTACAGCGAACCAATTGAAACTACATGGAGACTAGTGTGAAAGCTATTATAACTAACAGGATTTATATGGATGATCCTGGTAGACTAAACGCCAAGTTTATCATGGATAGTTTAACTTACAAGTTTAAAAAGAATACAGGCAGTAAAAAATTTAGTGTAGTAGAAACCGTCAAAAACTATAGAATATTGCCCAAAGGTATACTTAGTGTTCCGCAAGGTAGGGTCGACCTAATACCTGATGGCTATGAAGTAGTAGATAAACGCGTAATGAATCCTGTGCCATTTCCTACACCTAAATACAGTTTGCGAGACGATCAGCTAGAAGTATACACAGAAGCTAATGATACTTGCTTTATTAATGCCTTAGTAGGTTGGGGTAAAACATTTACAGCACTACATATTGCACGCAAATGGGGGCAAAAAACACTGATAGTAACACATACTACTGCACTACGTGATCAATGGTGTGATGAAGTTAGAGCACTATTTGGAATGGAGCCTGGTATTATTGGCAGTGGTCAATATGACGTAGAAGATCACTTCGTAGTAGTAGGCAATGTACAAAGTATTGTTAAATATTTGGATAGGATTAATAAAGAGTTTGGCACTATTATCTTAGACGAAGCACATCATTGTCCCGCTACTACATTTAGCCAGACTATAGACAGTTTCTATGCTCGTTATAGATTGGCACTTAGTGGTACTATGGAACGTAAAGATGGCAAGCATGTATTTTTTAGTGATTATTTTGGTAGTACTGTATTTAAGCCTAAACAAGCCAATACTATTAATCCAGTAGTACACCTAGTAAAAAGTAATATTACACTAAAACCCAATGTACCTTGGGTAGAAAAAATCAATGATCTAACGCAAAACGAATACTATAGACGATATATTAGTGCTTTAGCTACTTTTCATATTGAAAATGGCCACAGCGTACTAGTAGTAGCAGACAGAGTAGAATTTCTAGAAAAGGTAAAAGAATATGTTGGAGAAACGTGTTTGTTGGTTACTGGCGACACCAGCTATGAAGAAAGACAATATGCTAAAGAGCAAATCCTCAGCAAAACAAAAATGTGCATTGCTGGCAGCCGTCAAATCTTTGCCGAAGGAATTTCAATCAACGCACTCAGCTGTGTTATCTTAGCAGTACCAATGAGTAACGATAGTTTATTAGAACAGATTGTAGGGCGTATTATGCGTCCATATCCAGATAAGCCACAGCCTATAGTAGTAGATGTACAATTTAGTGGCTGGGCAGATAAGAAACAAAATAATGATAGGCTTGGACTCTACGTGCGTAAAGGCTGGGAGATCTTATCGGTATAGAAATTTTCACTTGTTCAAGTGAACTAACTATGGTATAATATACTATGAATCAAAGAAAAGTATTTGTATTTAACCACAGTAAACTAGAGCAATTAGCTGGTGGTGATGCTATAAAAATTGTAGAAATCCTTGAAGATTACTACAAAGGTTTTGACTATAAATTAGGTGGTGGAAGTAGTTACTTGATTAAACCAGCACAACTTTTCTTTGATCAGACTACAGATATACTATTTAAATCACAGTATATACAACTAGCGGCACGTAGAAGCTATCAACACTATAAAGACTTAGGTTACAAATATTTAGATTTAAGTTACTATCCAGACCTAAACTTAGAAGCAATAAAATACAATCCGCTATTAACAACAAACAACAACAAAATATACTTCAAATACGAGGAATAAATGGCACTTAGTTTTAAACAAACAAAAGGTAAAGCAGCATCAAACAAAGTAGAAAGCTATGAGTACAAAGATGGTGAAAATACAGTTAGACTGATTGGTGGCGTACTTCCTAGATATATCTACTGGCTAAAGGGCACTAATAACAAAGATATTCCTGTAGAGTGCTTAGCCTTTAGTCGCGAAAAAGAAAAGTTTGACAACATTGAAAAGGATCATGTGCCTGAGTACTACCCTGACTTGCGTTGCAGCTGGAGTTACTCAATCAATTGTATTGATCCCAAGGATGGTAAGGTCAAAGCATTAAATCTTAAAAAGAAGTTATTTGAGCAGATTGTTAATGCTGCCGAAGATTTAGGTGATCCTACTGATTATGATACAGGTTGGGATGTTGTATTTAAGCGTCAAAAAACTGGCCCACTTCCATTTAATGTTGAGTACACACTACAAGTACTGCGTTGCAAACCACGAGCACTAAGTGCCGAAGAACGTGCACTAGCCGATGCAGCACAAAACATTGATGAAAAATTTCCTAGACCTACAGCAGATGAAGTCAAAGCATTGCTAGAAAAGATCAACACTCAAGGTGAAGATGAAGAAGGCGATACAGCAGAACAAGAAGCCGTTAAGGAATTAGGTTAATAAAAGGCCCAGTAATGAAAATTACTGGGCTTTTTCATCACAGGAAAAATAATGAAAATACTTTTTACAGCTGATATACATATAAAATTAGGTCAAAAAAATGTTCCTGTTGATTGGGCTAGAAATCGCTATAATTTATTGTGGCAGCAATTTGAAGAACTGCAACAACAAGCTGATGTATTTGTTATAGGCGGTGATGTATTTGACAAGCTACCTAGTATGGATGAACTAGAAGTTTACTTTGACCTAGTTAGTATCTGTAAAATTCCTACTATAATTTACAGCGGTAATCACGAAGCAGTTAAAAAATCTACTACTTTTATGACCAATCTTGCTAAAGCTACAAACTTGTTGAGTAGTAAACGCAATGTTATTGTTATAGATGACTATTATAGTGATTACGGTATAGAGTTTGTTCCCTATAATAAATTAAAAGACTTTGAGCAATCTAATCCTTGGCCAGAAGGTGGCAGAATACTGTGTACACACGTTCGTGGTGAAATACCACCACATGTTACACCAGAAGTTAATTTAGATATATTTAATGCCTGGAATATTGTACTAGCCGGAGATTTACATAGTTATGAAAATTGTCAACGTAATATCCTGTATCCTGGCAGTCCTGTCACCACTAGTTTTCATAGAGATGTTGTTGACACTGGTGTCATACTTTTAGATACTGAAACACTAAAACATACGTGGATTAAGCTAGAAGTGCCACAGTTAATTAGAAAAACTGTTGGTGCTAATGACCCTAAACCGTCCACTGAATACCATCATACAATTTATCAAGTTGAGGGTGATTTACAGGAATTGGGTGGGTTGGAAGATAGTGATTTAATAGATAAAAAGGTTATTAAGCGCAGTAGCGATGTTCAGTTAATGCTTGATAATGATATGACACTAATAGAAGAAGTAAAAGAATACTTACAGTATATCTTAGCACTACCAACGGAAACTATCGACAAAGCTGTGCTAGAAGTGCAGAACAATTTGGATAAAATAGAACATGATTAACACAGACTATCACCCTAATTTTTACTATGTTGCTAGAATACTTGCTGAGCGTAGATATGGTTCGCAAGATCATTGGGAGCTAGAGCTTGATAAGGCTGTTGAGATGGTGCTGTTAATGGAACAATTAGGTTTTTTAAATAAACGGAAGTTTTGGAGCAATGATAACAATAAAAGAATTACGTTGGAGTAACTGTTTTAGCTATGGTGCTAACAATAGTATTAATTTTGTCAAAGCTCCACTAACACAACTTGTTGGCAAGAATGGACACGGCAAGAGCAGTATTGCACTTATTCTAGAAGAAGTGTTATTTAATAAAAATAGTAAGGGTATTAAAAAAGCAGATATACTTAACAGATATATTAAAGATAAAACCTATACAATTGAGTTAGATCTAGAGCGTGATGGCAATGAGTACACAATTAAAACTACTCGTGGCACACAGCAAACTGTTAAATTGCTAAAAAATGGTCAAGATATAAGTGCTCATACAGCAACACAAACCTACAAGATCATAGAAGATATTGTAGGCATAGATCATAAAAGCTTTGCACAGATTGTTTATCAAAGCAATGCAATGAGTCTTGAGTTCTTAACAAGTGCTGATACGGCTCGCAAGAAGTTTTTAATAGAAATCTTAAATTTAACTAAGTATACTCGTGCAAGCGAAGTATTTAAAGAAATTTCACTAGAGCTTGGCAAGGAGATTAGTGGTACACAGGCTAAAGTAAATACTGTGCGTGGATGGTTAGACAAGTATGAAAAAACTGATTTAACGCCCAAGCAGCTGGTTGTGGTAGAAACACTAGACCCTAAACTGGAGCAACAAGCAGCAGAGCTAAACCTAGAGATTAGCAATGTAGACAAAACCAATCGCAAGATTGTGCAGAATAATACCTACAAGCAACAACTTAATGCAATTGACCTAACTTTTCCGCCTGTAGCAGCCGTAGACGCCGAACATATTCGCAAACTACAACAAGAGCAAACAGAGCATATGAAAACAGTTAAAGACGGCGAACTGTTTATTAAGAAACTAAAGAATCTGTCTGGGGTTTGTCCAACTTGCTTTAGTCAAATTGATAGTACAAAAACTCAAGAACTAATTACTAGCAAAGACTATGAAGTTGAAATGGCCAGAGCTAGCGCTGCTGCTGCACTGATTATAAGCAGCGAACTTGAAAATCAAGATAAGCAGTATAAACAAGCTATAAAAGCTCAGCAGGAATTTGAACGATTACATCAACTAATAGATAATACTCTACCAGCCAAAACACTGGATAAAAATGAATTACAAAATCAATATGACAACCTGGCTAGAACTATACAGGAAACTAAACAACGAATTAAACAAGCAGAGGATCGAAATACACAAGTACAAACTCATAATGGTAAAATAGATACTATAAAGCAACAGCTTCAGGAAATGAGTGAGGAGTTGGAAGAACACAGCTTTCAGTTACACTTAATGAATGAGCGTATGAGTATATTGGGTGTATTAACTAAAACATTTTCAACTACTGGATTGGTAGCCTATAAAATAGAATGTTTAGTTAAAGACTTGGAATCAATTACTAATCAATACTTAGTAGATCTTAGTGATGGTAGATTTCAGATTAGTTTTAAGGTAAATAGTAGTGATAAATTGTTAGTCGTGGTTACAGACAATGGTCGTGATATTGACATTAGTGCATTAAGCGGCGGTGAAAAAGCTCGTGTAAACGTTGCCACACTGCTAGCAATTAGAAAACTAATGCAAACCTTATCAAGTAGTCGCATCAATTTACTAATATTAGATGAAACTGTAGAAGCACTTGATGTTGATGGCAAAGAAAAACTAGTAGAGGTGTTGTTGCGAGAAGAACACCTTAATACTTTTTTAGTTAGTCATGGTTTTAGTCATCCACTATTGGATAAAGTAAATGTTATTAAACGTAGCAATGTATCTCGCATTGAGGCATGAATATATGCGTAATAAAAAGTTTGAAAAAGTATTAGAACGACGTAAAAAAGCCAAAGAAGCTGCACAAGAGAAAATTGAGCAGCTTGATCTATATACTAATAGTGATGGCACTATTAACTGGGATAAGTTGGCTAAACATATTAAAGAGGCTACAAGTGGTAGACAGCAGGGCTAAAGGTGCTAGAACGGAAACCTTGGCTCGCGACATGTTGCGTAAACATACTGGATTAGCCTGGGAACGTGTTCCTGGTAGTGGAGCACTAGATGCCAAGCATGGTTTAAAGGGGGACTTGTACGTCCCCAACCATATTAATAACTATTGTGTTGAAGTAAAAGGCTACGCAGAAGATCATATTAACAGTGGGTTATTAACACATAAAACTCCACAGATAGTAGAGTGGTGGCAACAAACACAACGTCAAGCCTTGCAAGTTGATAAAATGCCACTATTAATATTTAAGTATGATCGTAGCAAATTATTTGGTGCTACAGCTTTTGTTTGTGATAATATGATGGACAAACGTTGGTTGATGTTCTACTCACAAGATTACGAGTTTTATATGTTCTTGCTAGAAGATTGGCTTGTAGGAAGCAAAACTAAATTTGTAGATTGACTTTTGTTATCAACAGTGATATAATAATAGATTACACTCTAAAAAATGACATGAAAACCTTTAAACAATTTGAGAGAACTGAAAAAACACTGATGATAGTCGATGCGCTTAATCTTGCGTTTCGATACAAGCACAGCGGCGCTAGAGACTTTGCTGAGGATTACCTACGAACAGTGGAGAGCTTAGGCAAAAGCTACAAGGCGCAACATATAATTATAGCAGCAGATCAAGGGTCTAGCAGCTATCGTAAAGCTATTTATCCAGACTATAAGCAAAATCGCAAAGATAAATACGATAAACAAACTGAAGCTGAAAAGGCAGAGTTTGAACTATTCTTTGAAGATTTTACTAAAACACTAGAGTTGCTTGGAGAACACTATCCTGTACTAAGGTTTCAAGGTGTAGAAGCAGATGATATTGCTGCATATATAGTAAATAAAAAACGTAAATTAGTACTTGATCAGATTTGGTTAATGTCAAGTGACAAAGATTGGGATTTACTTATCAAGCCAGGAGTAGGAAGATTTAGCTATGTTACACGCAAAGAAGTTACTTGGGAAACTTGGCAAGATCACTACTCATTTGAACCCGAACAATACGTTCATGTTAAGTGTCTTATGGGCGATAGTGGCGATAATGTCCCTGGTGTGCCTGGCGTTGGACCTAAACGTGCTCAGCAACTTGTTGAAGAGTATGGTACTACCTGGGATATTATTAGTAGTATTCCTATACCTGGACGTTATAAGTACATTGAAGCGATTAATCAATCGAAACAACAACTAGAATTAAATTATCAACTAATGGATTTAGTAACCTATTGCCAAGATGCTATAGGTGCTGAGTATTGTAAACAAATTGACGAAACCCTAGAACTATGCTTAAAGTAAATAGAACAACAGAATTTAATAATATTAATCGTAAGTACGACCATAATCGTGATGGCAAAATACAACAAGTAGTAGAGTGTAGAGTAGATAATGCAGCATACTTACCAAAACGCGCTAATCCCACAGATGCAGGCGCAGACCTACGCAGCACCGAGGCATTTGAATTATTTCCTGGAGAATCGAAACTTGTTGATACTGGTGTAGCGGTAAAAATTCCAGAGGGCTTCGGCGGGTTCGTATTTAACAGATCGGGACAAGGAAAAAAGCAAATTATACTGCTTAATTCAGTAGGCGTTATTGACAGTGATTATCGTGGAAATATAAAAATATTGCTAAAAAATATCAGCGATAACAAGTACAAAATTGAGGTTGGAGACAGAATTGCACAACTGGTAATTATGCCAGTTATCCTTTGTGATTTTGTAGACAGCTGGAATGATACAGAACGAGGTACTGGAGGATTTGGCAGTACTGGACAATAGGAGACATTATGCAAGTAAGCACACGCGCACAGGTAATCACTAGACGAACTTATAATCGTCCTACTAGTGATGATGGTAAACAATTTGAAAGCTGGCAACAAACTGTTAGACGAGTTAGAGAACACCAGCATTGGTTATGGGAACGAGCAGCAGGACGTCAGCTTTACTTCCACGAAGTAGCAGAACTAGATGAACTAGAAAAGCTCATGCTAGAGCGCAAAGTATTAATGGCTGGACGTACACTGTGGTTGGGCGGTACACCAGTAGCACAGACTAGAGAAGCTAGTCAATTTAACTGTAGCTTTACTCAAGTAGAAACAGTATATGATGTAGTAGATTGTTTGTGGCTACTACTGCAAGGTTGTGGTGTGGGCTTCAAACCTATTGTAGGCACACTAAATGGATTCTCAAAACCAATTAAAAATATTCAAGTTGTTAAGAGTCAACGAACAGCTAAGGGCGGACTTGAACACAATGTTGAAACCTGGGACGCCAGTACAAAAACTTGGACAATTCAAGTTGGAGACAGCGCAGAGGCCTGGGCCAAGTCTATTGGAAAGCTGCTTGCGGGCAAGTATCCTGCTGATACTCTTGTACTTGATTTTAGCCAATTAAGACCTGCTGGAGAAAGGTTAAAAGGATATGGATGGATTAGCAGTGGTGACAGTGCTATCTCAAAAGCTTATGTTGCAATTGCCAACATACTTAATGGTCGTGCCGATAGTTTGCTTACTCGCATGGATATATTGGATATTGTTAACCATTTGGGAACAATCCTGTCCAGTCGTAGATCGGCTGAAATCGCTCTTTTTGACTATGGTCAACCGGAATGGCAAGAATTTGCAATAGCTAAAAAAGATTTTTGGTTGTATGGACGTGAGCACAGACAACAATCAAATAACAGTTTAGTGTTTAAAGAAAAGCCTACTCGCCAAGAGCTTAAAGAAATATTTAATCTTATGCTAGAGGCTGGTGGTAGTGAACCAGGATTTATCAATGAACAAGAAGCTCTTAGACGTGCTCCGTGGTTTAAAGGAGCGAATCCCTGTGTCGAAATCCTCTTGGGCAACAAGTCCTTCTGTAATCTTACAGAAACGGACATCTCCAAGTTTAAAGGTGACACTGCCGGATTACACGATGCGATCAGACTGGCTGCCAGGGCTAATTATCGTCAGACCTGTGTTAACCTTAAAGACGGGATCTTACAAGAAGCATGGCACCTTAACAACTATTTCCTACGTCTCTGCGGGGTTGGTTTAACAGGTATTGCAATGCGTCCTGATATGACTAGTTACGATTATGAATATCTCAAGCGCACTGCTACTAGTAGTGCCATTTCAATGGCCGATGAATTAGGACTACCACGTCCTAAGAATGTTACTTGTATTAAGCCGAGTGGCACGTTATCAAAAATCATGGATTGTACAGAAGGAGTACACAAGCCACTAGGCAAGTACATTTTCAACAATGTGCAGTTTAGTACATACGATCCAATGATTCCCCTATTACGAGACGCCGGTTATAAAGTGATCAATCACCCCACAGACCCAACCGGCGTACTTGTAACATTCCCAGTAGAATGGAAAGATGTACCATTCCACAAAGAAAACGGTAAAGAAGTTAATCTTGAAAGTGCTGTTTATCAGCTAGAACGATATAAATTGCTGCAAACTAGCTGGACTCAGCAAAATACTAGTGTAACTATTAGTTATGATCCTAGTGAAGTACCAGAGATTATTGACTGGTTACTAAATAACTGGGATTGCTATGTAGGCGTAAGTTTTATCTATAGAACTGATCCTACTAAAACTGCACAAGATTTAGGTTATCTCTATTTACCGCAAGAAGTAGTTGATGAAAAAACCTATAAAGA